AAGCCAGACTACGATATCATAGTCGTGACCATCAAACTCACGGATAGCATTCAGCAATCCGTCTATACCGGTGTTAATGCTAAAGACTACCTTGTCATCAGCCCATGCTTTTCTGGCATAGGGGCAAGGGGGTAGACCATTTAGTTTAGCATTTGGTATTTCTAAAAAGTCTTTAGACCACGTGCGTATGTCACGCTCGACGGGATGCACGTTGTTTTGTCTTTCGTTTTTGGGCTTCAATAAACTTTCGATACACTGCCGCAGGGGCCGTTTTACCTGCCGCTCTAGCGCGTTGTTCCATAGCAATCGCCGCTTGTGTCTTATGAGCATGTGATCTTCCAGACGCTTTAATTCTACGGACAGATGCCTCCGCATCTCTGACCGTAGCAAATTTAAGACCATGAATGGTTCCTTTCGGGTTTTCATCTGTGTACAGGTCACTATGCTTTTTTGACTTTGCGGGTTGACCTCTTTTTCTTGGAACTCTTTTTAGCGACACTTGGTAACAATCCTTTATTTACAGCCCTTGCTCTTTCGCTAAAACCCATCTTCTGTCCCGTTTGTATTTTACGACGGATGGTAGATAGCTTGGCAACCATTACTTTTTCTTCAGGATTTTATCAACTACATCTGGACGAACTTTTTTCAAAGCACGTAGTCCGGGATTTAACTTATCCTCGACAAACCCCCCATTAGCAAGGTACATGTGTTGCTTACCATTCGCCATGCCACCCATAGCCATTTTTGTTTTCTTCATTTTCTTTAGCTTGTCTTTAGGCACACTGCCTATACCAATCGTTACCACTGTTACATTATCCTTTTTCTTTGCCATTGTTACAACCTTTTATGACGATTATATCGACTACGATACTTAGAGAGATTACCTTGCGTACCATCTTCAGCGGCGGCAGCGGCACGTGATCCAGTGCCACCATACATCTCCATTAAAATTTTACGCTCTGCACTGTCCTTGGGGAATATATTTCCTTTAGGACCAAAGCCTGTACCACTACTAGCAGTAATACTGGTCCGTTTTACTTTTGTACCATTTGCTTTGCCATTACCGGTTACAGCCACACCATTTGTTTTTGCTGTTGATTTAGCACCATTACCGTTGGTTTTAGCAACACCATTTCTTTTAGCACCGTTTGTTTTAGTTGTGCCATTTGCTTTTCCATTAACCTTGGGCTTAACTGCTGGTTTTGGTGATACCGCACGATCTTTAGGTCTATCTTCTTTCGCACCACTGCCCGGTTTTGCTCCTACAGGTGGCCCTGCACTACGCTCGTATGTGCCAGTTGGTTTACTATCTTTTAAAATCGTTTTAGCCGCCTCTGCATTTTTTGGTGCTGCTGGGTCTTTTGATTTCAACATCATTTGAACCGCTGCTCCTATAGTAATAATACCAGCAGCTATGGCAGCTTTTAAAATTCTAGACATTTGTCTAGGTGATTTACCTGCGAGAGCGCGGCGAACTTCTTGAACAGTGCGCATGGTTTTACCGCCCACACGCGCCTGACGTATTTCCATGACATCTTTGCCGGGTTTCTTAACACTGGTGCGAGGGGGTTTAGTCACCGCCGTGCTGGGACTTGGTTTGGCAGGTTTAGGTTTAGGCTTAGGTATAACTTTAGGTGTGGTAGCAGCAGCGCCAGCCGGTGCTTTCTTTTCTGTTGCTTTACCCTCAATAACTTCGTTGTTCTTTCTTGGACCCCTACGCCCACCACGAGTAGCAGGTCCAGTGGGGGTGCGTGGCGTTTTTACGGCAGACAAAGGTTTTGCTTTATTAACTTGGGCGACAGATGGGTTTTTTATTCTCTTACCGCCTAATGATGAAATCTTGCGCAAAACTGCAGCGGTCAACTTACCCCCAACACGAACAACTATGCCGCCCGGTAGAGCAAAAAGCACAGCATCTCCAATAAGTTTACCTGCAAGATCACCGCCGCTGCGTTGTCTTTCTGCAGCTTTAGGGTTTACCTTTGCACCCTTTCTTTTTCTTTGCGCCATCAGTATTTTCCTTTACGAGATTTAGGGCTGGACTGTTTTGGCTTACCCGCTCCACCCCACAGGGTGCGACATGCCCAGTATCGTGCAGACAGAATGTCAGTGGCAGTGTCACACTTATGCCTTGCCCTAAAAGATTTACGGGCCGCTGCACTGTAGTTGTGTCCGTAACCTTTCGCACCGAAATGTATCAGCTTTACTTTATCACCCTTTTTAGCCAGCACCATCTTCTTTTTACCTTCACGGTTAGAAGCAATGGGCCGGTTGTAACCGGGGAATGTAATGCCACGATACTTCACGCTCATAGTTTTATGCCTTTAGGCTCCGGTTTTTCACACTTGAAATGAAAATTCAATGGCACAGGAATTATGTACGAAATACCTGCTACCATTTCTTGCACACGTGCATGGCATTCTTCTTTAGTCTCGTAAGGACCGCGTGTGTCTTCAGCAGTCACACACTGATTGGGGTCCGTAATGCCAATAGCACAAAACAATACGATAGCTTCAAACATTCACTTATCCTCCGACCAACCTTCAGCCCTCATCGCATCTTCTACATGCTTTAGGGTAAAGGGTCTACCATAATGTGCCTCTACAGCCTGACGCACGTAGAACACATCACTGTGGGGGATATGAAGTTTGTCTAGTGAGTTAGTACGGATAGCATTATAGAATGCATCAAGCACATTGTCTGTGTATAGTTTTACAGATTTTTTAGCCATTGTCAAGAAAAAACTTTCATTACTTTAGACAATCACAGACAGTATGTACAAAAGCAACTATAAATAGATAAGATATGTACAAAACAATTAAAGATACGTACACATACATTACATACTTCATAGTAATAGTCCATCTCACTTAAATGTACATTTATATGTATTTATAAATTTATTAAATAACATTTAAGTGATCACTTATAGTGTCTGTTCGTCTAGTTTTATATAATTATATCAGATTACAGTTACTGTGTCAATACCTAAAATGCAAGTTCGCGTAAAATAATTTATGATTGCACAAAAAATAGGCAGATTGCACAATGCTTGTGCATATTTAATTATCAGTTGTCGCTGTGGTTAACACTGAATTTTCCTGATCTGTGTGTTTGTTCATACATATATACGTAGACCCCCGCCATGGCCCCTGCCTACCCTGTTGTTTTCATGCGATTGTGGCCGCGCCGCCGCGTCTGTGCCATTGCCGCAGATCAAAAGCAAGTTTATTCTTTGTTTTCAGCAAGTTAGTAGCAATTCAATGGCCTAGTCTATTGACTGACTATCAATTGACGGCATGCCCATTGCTAATAAATGCAATGTTTACAGATATATACCCCCATTGATGGGTGGCCGACTACACCCCCCACCTATATATGCACGATGGACATATCGCTAACATATTGAAAACATTACATAACCAAAAAAAGTTGCGTCCTATGTCATTTTTTTAGCCTGTAGGGGTTGCAATATCGAATGGCAGGGATTAGTTTCTTGTCATCGCAACGGGGTGACACGACGCAGTGTCTTAAAGCCAAGTGATAACGCCGCAACGCGATAGCCTGATAATCCTAACCGCTACGGCAATATGGACAGGCATCACATAGTCGGGCATAAGCGGTTAAGCCTACAGCGACTAAAAACAAATGTGGGTGGGTATGGTTAGCCTTCACAAGAATTAACCGGGTGGCAATGTCGCCACAAAATAATACTTGACTACCACCCGGACATGTGGCAAAACTGTCCACACAACGCAACCTGACAGCAATGAGGTGATATCATGTCAGTCAAAAAAATCGTAACTACTAACGTCCAAAACATCGTTCCCGCCTATTCTGGCCGCATGTACTTCCATCGTACAGACGTGAAAGCCAAAAACGGTCTGACACGCTACGGCAAGCCTGTCGGTTCAATGTCCGGCCACCCGTCCTACCCGATGTTAGGCCGTGACGCTGCCGGTCGGTTTGTTAGCCCTAACGCCAAAGCAAGCTAACTTGCCCATTGACAAAACGCGCATTATCCGGCCATAGTCGGGTAATGCTAACACCCGCAACCCATCTAATGAGGTGACGTTATGTCTGTAGAAAACATCCTATCCATCTATAAACTTGCAACCCCACAAGAAAAACGCGACGGCATTGTCTGGTATGCCGATGCACTGCGAGACTGTACGCAAATAGCTATTGATCTAGACATGCCTGTTCATATTGTCACGGGTGTATGCGCGGCATTATCGCCTAATAATAAATGGGACCGCAATGTTATCAATGCCCGTGATCTATGCGCCGCCTATGTCAATGGTGATGACATAGATAGCGTCAAAGTATCCACCTACAACAAAATGAAAGAAAAGGCATGGTCTATTCTGCAAGCTATGCCAGACCATGATGGGGTGATATCTATTCTCAATGGTCAAAAGATAGTATCGTTTTACCGCAATATCATGGGCGACGATACATGCACAATTGACGGCCATGCACGAAATATTGCCTACGGTGAGCGGATAGGCTTGACAGATGACAAGACTAACATCGGTGTAAAAGAATACAGGACATTGCAGGCGGCATATGTGGACGCTGCAAAACGTACCCGTGTCAATGGCCGCGCATTGAAAGCCTTTGAATTGCAGGCTATCACATGGGTGACGTGGCGTCGTATCCACAATATCAAATAGGGGTGGCACGATGAATATTGACAAGCTAACAGATAATCAATTGGTGGCCTACTATCTAATGTCTAGCTATCTTTACTATCAATGCGACAAGCAAGTATTGACAGATGATCAGTTTGATACGATAGCCAAGAGACTATTAGATAGGTGGGATAGCATACGGCATATGCATAAACATCTAATCTCAAGAGATGATTTGACGGCAGGCACCGGCTATGCTATACAATACACAACAATGATCAAAAACGCTGCCACACGGTGGCATAAACAAGAGGTGATGACATGAGACAACAAGATTTTTTGAAGCTAGACAGATATAGCAATGGTGATATTGTCGATCTGTATCCTATCCATCACCTACTGACGGATAAACAAATTGATCAGCTATCTGATGATGATTGGTCACGGGTGAACGAATATCAAAGCGAATTGCAGATGATGATATATGAATTAACATCGGCGGGTTAGTAGGTCTGAAGAAGAACGAAAACCCGTTGTAGCGGTGGGGCAGTAACATCGGATGGGCGGTGTGAAATCCTACCGTAGTGGGGCGGTGGCTTGTTAGTCTGGGCCGGTGGGTTTGGGAAGACAACAACCCCGCCCCGCGACATAAACAAAATGAGGGGTTGACAATGGTGGATCGCATTAATAGAATAAATCCAGTGGCTAAGGCAATGATGCAAAGCCACCGCCGGACACAGGTTGTGCCGGACAAAAAGAAATACAACAGAAAACGGGACAAATATTATGCGGGTAAAGATAGACAAATTTCGCACGAAGCGGACAAACAAAAAGCGGATGACTGAGGCGCAGGTTCGCCGGGTCAATGCCAAGCGTAACAAGTATGCCATTCAAACCATGTGGGCAGAAAGTGGGGCCAAAAATGAATCGGTTTATAATTGAGAAAACGCAGGAAGAAATAGCTAGATCATTGTGTGATCAGCATATTGTCAAGATGCCACTAGAAGAGGCGCAGATGCTATGCACCGCTGTGCGGGTACATGCGCCAGATTTTGCAGAAGAGGCTGGCATATACAAGACAGCGTATCTAAATCACCCATGCACACAATGGGCTAGAGAAACACGCATTAATTATCGGTACGCTGTGCGGTTGTTCAAAGCCATGAACGACGAATATATGCACCGCTATCCATTGAGGCGTGACGGCACGGCTAACACAGGCCATGCGTCAATGCGCCACTTTGACGCATTGGTTGAAGCGGAAAAGTATATACCGGATTTGTACAACTTTATGACGCCACACCCGCAGTGCTTTAGCGGGTGGGATGAATGCAAGACGGATGAAAACTGGCCTATACGTGCATATCGTGCGTTTTATGCGCTTGACAAAATGAGTTTTGCAAAGTATAAAAAGGGACGTGACATGCCGGATTGGATGAACCCGATGCCGGATTGGCTAGAGAGGATTTACGACAATGGCTAACACATGGAAACTAATTATGGATTGGCGGTATAACCCGCTGTCACACATACCTGACATGAACACACGGCACATGGTGATGCAGGTGCTGGCATGGATGTGGTGTATTATCTTTAGCATGTGGGTAGGTAGCATCGTTGCCTTTGGTATTAGTGCGCTTGCCCATGCCCTGCTGATTGCCGGTATCTTTATCACGGCAGGTGTGTTTGAAACAGCCAAGCGTAGGCCACAGTATTTCGGTGGGCTTGGCAGAGGCAATGGGGGTGAACATGAATAAGCTATGGGACAAAGCTGTGGAATACTGCCTCACGCACGATGACATTGAGATATTCCTGTTTGCGTGCTGTTGGGCCTTTTTGGGCTGGATGGTGTACCATGCCTTCAACGGAATCATGGAAAGGATATACTGCTGATGCGAGATATACGAGTCGAACTTATAGATAAAACAGAGGCTGGCTTGCAAAAACAGGTTGACTTATACTTCAAAGGATGGCATCCTTTTGGGTATGGAACAAGGCTGGTTCGTCCGGTCAAGTATGATGAAGACCGGCAGTGTTGGGTGGCCGTAATTACCCGACAGACATCTTGTGATTAGGAGAATGATAATGAACATAGCACATGACGATAGGTTAGCTTTACTGAAAGCACACAATGACTTGAAGGACATCCTGCAAACTATCTATGACTGTCAAGACATCTGGATGTCTGATGTGGGTAAGTTGGAGAGCATGTATTGTGACCTGCACCGCATCTTCAAGTTCGTACCCAAAGAGGACGAGGACGGAAAACGTATGCAATATGCAGATTGGGTGCTGGCAGAGGATGACAACGCTTGACATTGCGTCAGCAAACTGATATAACATGACATCACTTAACGGACAAAGGAGACAGATATGCCGTTAGATTTTGCAAACACATCCGTCGTGGATGTACCAGAACACCTTGATTTCCCTGTGAAATATGAGGATACAAAGATGGAAGGCCAAAAGTATGTTATCAATGGCAACACTGATGAGTACATTGGCATCGTCGGCAGTGGGTTCAAATGTGAAGACCATGGCGACTTCTTCCGCAAGGTAAGTGCCACCATGACTGAACACCTGTCACAGTATGAATTGCTGGATGCAGAGGTAACATGGAAGGACGCCTACAACAACGGCATGGGCATCATGGATGTTCGTCTGCCTAACGTGTCTGCCAAGATCAGGACTACGCGCCATGAGACTGAAGTGCAACAGCGCATCATTGCTCTGCATGGTGTCAACGGAACCTGCTCTAACGTGGCTATCTTTGGGGCGATTGATTTCTTCTGCCTCAATGGTATGATCACTGGTGATCACGACAAGGTGAAGCGTAAGAACACCAGCGGCTTTGACATGGATGCGTTCATCCGTAGGCTTGGCAAATCCAAAGACAACTTCTACGCCAAGACAGAACAGATGCAGCGGTGGGCTGAAAGTTCTCTTGTCACTGTGGATGTCAAGGCTCTGCTTGAAAGCATTATGAAGAACAACAAGCAAGCTGAGAAGATGTTTGCTCTGTATCGTGAAGAGGTAACGACGCGAGGCCAGAATCTGTGGTCCCTCTACTCTGCCTTCACTAACTATGCAACCTATGCTGATGAGCGCAATGGTTTTAAGATGCGTGAGACAGGCAACGATACACAAGCCAAGACAATGCTAGATCGTGAGTATGATGTGGCGCGGTGGGTGAATACCTCACAGTTCCGCTCACTTGTAGACACACGTTTTGTAGCCTAAAGGAAAGAGGTGCGTCATGCTAACAATTAATAAATCTACCGGTATGCTCATTGGTTTAGCAATCGGTGATGCGCTTGGCGCACCTCTGGAATTTAGACCAGCTAGGAATCCTGATAACTATCTGAAAAGATATACAAAAGGCGGCGTATACAATATGGACATAGGTGAGTGGACAGATGATACAGCCATGGCACTGGCTATGGCAGAGTCCATAATTCACTATGGCATGTTTGATGCTAACGATATCATGGATAACTTTGTAGCTTGGTATCAAGAGGGAAAGTTCGTTCCAAGAGGTTCTTGCTTTGACATAGGCGTAGCCACCAGCCAAGCACTAGATAGATACATGCTTGATCCTGACAGTCCATATAAAGGTGATCCTAGTCCTATGAGGGCGTCTAATGGTGCGCTAATGCGAATTGCGCCGGTTGTTATAGCCGCTAGAAACAAAGAAGAATTATTTACAATGGCGGTGCAACAAACTATACTAACACATGCGTCACCACTATGTATTCAATACAGTGTGATGCTGGCAGAGGAATTGTATCATGCAAATCCGTTGCAAAAATACAAAGAGTACAGGCACGATCCTGATGTGAAGCCAGAAAGCATTGCATCGTCTGGGTATGTGGTGGACACGTACACTGCGGCAATGTGGGCGTTCCAATCGACAGATAACTTTGAGGATTGTGTGATAGCCGCTGTCAACAGAGGAGATGATGCAGACACTGTTGGTGCCGTTGCCGGTATGATAGCTGGCGCACACTATGGTTATACAAAAATACCCAAGCACTTCACAGACGATTTGATGTGGCACGATAGATTGTTTAGTGCTGCCGTCAAACTACACAGGAGATAAGACATGCTGTCTATTGAAAGATTAGCAGAGGAATACTATTCTTCACATGATTTCAAGAACTTACGTGAAGAAACTAAGTTGCATTATAAATATCTTTTACGTGTTATGTTTGACACAGAGATGTCCGACACTAGGCTTGGTGTGATGGATCATGCGTCCATTACGACAAAGCAAGCCAAGATGGCTTACGACTTTTGGTGTGATCGTGGTATTCCATTTGCGAATCATGTAATGGCTACGACGCGCATCTTGTTTAACTATGCAGTGAGGATGGAGCATTGCAATCTAAACCCATTCTCATCCGTCCGTAGACGCTCCTCCAAGCCACGTAAAGTGCTTTGGGGTAGGGAGGATATACAGAAGCTGCTAGACGCCGCCTACAGCGATTTTAGCACCCGAAATATTGGACTGATAGCGCACATGGCATACGCTTGGTGTCAGCGCGTGGGTGACATGCGTCTTCTTACATGGGATACTATACAATTTGATAAGGCACGTGTACATATTGAACAATCAAAGCGTAGGGCAGAGGTCCACAACCTGTTGGTGGTGAATACATCCCATACAGCGAGTACAAGCTGCCACTACATGCAAGAAAGTTGATGGACGAGGCTGGTTTGTCAAGAGAACTGCGACTATCTGACCTGCGGCGCACAGGCACAACAGAAATGGTTGAGGCAGGTGTAGGAATAGGACAAATCATGTCGGTAACAGGACATGCTAATCCACAATCAGTAAAACCATACATGAAAAATACGTATGCTAGTGCAAATAATGCCTTGACAGCACGTAAATCGTATGGTAAAAGCACTTAACTGCCGCACAGGAGAGAGTATATATGAATAATATATATAACATTATAAGTGATATGAATGTACCAGTTGGTACGACAGTTAGAACTAAGTGTCCTAGCTGTGGGCAACGTACATTTACAGTGACTAATAATATGGGATCACTTGTATGGAATTGTTTTCGTATGTCTTGTGATCTCAAAGGTGGAACACGTGTGCGTATGTCAGCGGATGATATTCGTGTGCAGCTATCTGATGCAGAACGCTTTGCAGAAGACAGCTTTGTTATGCCGGAGTATCTTGTTCCGCATAACTACGACGTGATTGAGTGGGCTAGTGAGTTGTATGGGCTTGACGCAGAAGAGTTAGGCTTGCTGTATGATGTGCGTGAGCATCGCGTTGTGTTTCCTATCAAACATAACGGCAAAGTTGTGGATGCTACAGGACGTGCGCTTGGTAAGCGTCTGCCTAAATGGCGTCGATATGGAAAAAGTGGCTTGCCATATGTTAGTGGCTGTGGTAAAGTCGCCGTAGTTGTTGAGGACTGCGTGAGTGCCGCTGTAGTTGGTAGCGGTAATGCTGTCGGGGTTGCTGTGCTTGGGACATCTTTGTCTGATGCACACAAAAAATATCTCGCGCAGTTCTCAACAGCCATCATTGCACTTGATCCCGATGCAGTGCGTAAAACTTTAATGATGGCAAAAGAATTGAGAGGACACGTCAATAATGTTCGTGTTCTCTACTTGACAGACGATCTGAAATATCGTAATCCAACTGACATGAAAAACCTAGCCGACATAGGAGATGTTTAATGGAAGTAGCAATGTTAAGAAGTCTGATGGACAAAGGATTCTACGATGACCATCGTGGTGCCAAGTGTCCTGACAGGCTCTTTAGTTCTGACAATAGGAAGATTAAACAGACAATAGACAGAGCCATGGATCACTACAATCGTAGCGTGACTCCAGATGAAGTTGAGGCTTTGTTTTTGTCTAACAATCCTACGATGACGACAGCGCAGCGCAATGGGTTTGCTAGTCTGTTTTCTCAAATTAAACGAGAAGAGACTATGGGCAACGACATAGCACAAGAAGTGTTGTCTAAGTTATTTCAAAAAGTCGTAGGCGAAGACATAGCAAACATTGGATTTGACATGGTGAGCGGCACAGGTGGGACAATGGAGTCTCTACGTAATCTCATAGAGAGATATGGAGATGACTTTACTCCCAACCTGAATATCGAATGGGATGATATTACTATTGAAAGCCTGATAGCTAAAGCTGAATTGGAAGCACGTTGGTCTTTCAACATTCCTCCTGTTGCTCGTAAGATAGAAGGCGTCAGTGCTGGTCAACTTATAGAGGTGGGCGCACGTCCTAATACTGGAAAGACATCGTTCCACGCCAGCCTGATTGCCGCACCAAATGGGTTTGCACATCAAGGCGCAAAATGTATTGTGTTGTGCAACGAAGAGCCTACACATCGTGTGGGTGCAAGATATCTCACAGCCGCCGCAGGAATGTCGGCACGTGAGGTGAAAGGCAACATGGCGAAAGCCAAGTCATTGTATGAGCCTGTGATGAATAACATCAAGATTAAGGAGGCGTCTGGACGTGACATGAATTGGGTGGAGTCTGTTGCCAAGACATATCGGCCTGACATTCTTGTTCTTGACATGGGTGATAAGTTTAAGGCAGAGGGAGGTTTTGCCCGACAGGACGAAGCACTTAAAGCCTGTGCCATCCATGCGAGGCAGATTGCGAAAGCGTATGACTGTGCTGTATTCTATATGTCACAGTTGTCTGCTGATGCAGAGGGCAGGACACAACTAAATCAAAGCATGATGGAAGGATCACGCACAGGCAAGGCTGCAGAGGCTGACCTGATGATCCTGATTGGAAAGGCTGCATCAGTAGAAGGACAAGATGAAGACAGTCCGATGCGGCATATTAACATTGTCAAGAACAAGTTGAATGGTTGGCATGGTATGGTCAACTGTGAACTTGACTACTTGACAGCAAGATACGAGGGGTGATATAAGATGCTAGGATTAATAGTGACTTTTGCTTTTGCTATGTTTGCACAAGATAATGCAGAGTTTATCAAAGATGCAGAACAGAAGCGTAGCGAAGGCTATCGGTTTGAGTATACTGGTAAGCATGATGCTGATCCTGCTATCCCGCACATTGATATGGGCGGCAAAGTATACTTTAGTATGAGGAAAGAGTAGAGATGAAGATGTCAGATAAAAGTTCCGTATGTGACGGTGAAGACCTCGAATATTCCAAGCATGATATTCCAGAGTTAAAAGAACTTCTAATAGAAGCAGAAAAGGACGCCAAACAATGTGACCTAGACAACTATCACAAGGACCGATATTCTAACAGGCACAGACGCGAAGTCTGTAGAATAAAAAAACTCATAGAGTTAATACAGCTTTGCGATGTTGTTGAAGACTACGATTATGGGTTGGCATTGGTGAATAGAAAGTTTATAGTCAGTCTTAGTGATAACAATTGGCGGGTGTTGGGCAAGAACAAATGGTATAAACACAAGCATGACTTGAAACATTTCGTGGACAACTATGTATATAAGGACGGGAACAATGAAGCTAACACTTGATGTAGAGAACACAGTCACACATCGTGACGGCAAGATGCACTTAGACCCATTTGAGGCTGGCAACAGCCTGACTATGGTGGGTATGCTGACTGACCAAGGCCAGTGCCTTACGTTCCCATTTGATCACGCTGATTGTCCTAATCAGGAGGATCACTACGAGCGTGTACAAATGATGCTTGACGAAGCTACTGTGCTGATAATGCACAACGCAGCACACGATCTACTGTGGCTGTGGGAGAGTGGCTTTAAGTATGATGGTCCTGTGTTCGACACGATGTTGGCTGAGTATGTGCTACAACGTGGCATCAAGGAGCCTCTTTCATTGCAAGCGTGTGCTGAACGATATGATCTTGACACTAAGAAGCAAGACACGTTGAAAGAATACTTTAAAAAAGGATACAGCACCCGCGACATTCCTTACAACGAACTGTGTGAGTATCTGGTCGCTGATTTAGAAGCTACGCAGCAATTGTCTGACAGGCTGATGTATCGGCTAAACACACCAAAGGATAGTGGTCTGATGGGTACTGTTGACCTGACCAATCAGGTTGCAGTGTGTCTTGCTCGTATCTATCAGCGTGGTTTCACGGTGGATAGCAAGGCACTGGAAGAGGTGCGTGAGGAGTTTGAGCAGGAACGTGATCAACTTATTGTTGATCTGCAAAGACATGTTCGTCGTCTCATGGGCGATACACCCATAAATCTAAACAGTCCAGAACAATTGTCTTGGGTCATTTATAGCCGTAAAGTAAATGACAAACAGTATTGGTCACAAGAGATTGATCCATACATGGATGAGAGAGACTTTAGGAATCTAATAAACGCTCACACGACTAAGCTGTCAAAGACAAGAGCGGTGCAGTGTCGTGAGTGTAATGGCACCGGATATATCCGCAAGACAAAAAAGGATGGCACACCATTTGCCAAGCCTAGTCGTTGTAAAGTGTGCGACACACAAGGATATTTATTTCAACCGACAAATCAGGTTGCAGGTTTGAGGTTCAAGCCACCATCCCCAAAGTGGGCAAGTGCAAATGGCTTTAGCACAAGCAAAAATAATTTGGCTATACTAGAAAATGCTGCTAAGAAAAAGGGATCAACAGACACAGTTGATTTCCTATCTAAGATAAGAAGATTGTCGGCGGTTGAAACCTACTTGTCCTCTTTCGTTGAGGGCATAAAGATGTTTACTAAGCAGGATGGTAAGCTGCATGTCCGCTTGCTACAGCACCGCACTGCAACTGGTCGCCTGTCAGGTGCAGAGCCTAACATGCAGAACATGCCACGTGGCGGCACTTTCCCAGTTAAGAAGGTGTTTGTGTCCCGGTGGGAAGGTGGCAAGATTATGGAAGCTGATTTCGCACAGCTAGAGTTTCGTGCAGCAGCTTTTTTATCACAAGATGGAGTAGCAATAGATGAAGTATCTACGGGATTTGATGTACACGCATATACCAGTAAAGTTATTACTGATGCTGGTCAACCGACAAGTCGCCAAGAAGCAAAAGCGCATACGTTCGCGCCGCTTTATGGAGCAACGGGCTTTGGGAGAACTACAGCGGAAGCAGAATATTATACGCACTTCACGGAGAAATACAAAGGCATCGGAGTATGGCACTCCCGATTGGCTAAAGAAGCTGTAAACACTGGTTATATTACCACGCCATCTGGCAGACAGTTTGCTTTTCCTGATGTAGTGCGTAAGACAAATGGTCGTGTATCACACTTCACGCAAATAAAAAACTATCCTGTGCAGTCATTTGCTACTGCTGACATTGTACCTGTGGCATTGTTGCACATAGAAAAATTACTTGACAGCATGCAGTCTTGCGTGGTAAACACTGTGCATGATAGCATCGTAATAGATGTCCATCCTGATGAAGAACAGCGAGTAATACAAATAATTCAGGATACTAACAAGGTGCTGCCTGACTTGATCACTACACGTTGGGGATTAGTGTTCAATGTTCCGTTAGAACTAGAGGCAAAAATTGGCCCCAACTGGCTTGACACGAAAGACGTGTCGTGATATAACTATGATTTCTGACTCGAAAGAAGGAGTATAAAATACATGAACGAGATCACAACTATTGACACTAATAACTATGCTGCTATGGCAAAGGCTATGGGTGTCGCCAATGAAGGCACAAGCAACAAGAAGTCGAGTACACTTGCTCGTCTTCGTATTCATCACACTCCCATCATGGGCATCGCAGATGTCAATGGCAAGAGAGTGAATGTAGAAGTCGTTGAGGGGGGGCAGTATAAACTGGAAATTCCAGATGGGCCAACTTATTACGCTTCTGCTGCGCGTATCCGTCCATACATGCAACGCTTTATGTACAAGCGTTTCATCATGGCATCAGGCACTTCGCCCAACAGGTACGTGAAGACTGTCATGGCTGACAATCTAAACATTGACTTGAAAGATAACGATGGTGGTTTTAACTGTGGTAAGCCAGCAGGCTACATTCAAGACTTCAAGTCGCTGCCTGAAAAGACTCAAGACTTGATCAAACAGATCAAACGAGTGCGTGTAATCTTTGGCACAGTTGAGTTGGTTAATCCTACGGATGATCAAGGAAACTCTGTCGAACTAGGCTCTACTCCATTTATATGGGAGGT